AGTTTCAAGCGAAGAAATCGGGCGGAGCACAGGTCGCACCTGCTGGCGCTTCAGCTACCCGCAGTACAGCAAAAACAGGGCGCAGGTCGGTGAAACTGTCACCATCACAAATTGCGATGGCGAAACGTCTGAACGTACCGCTTGAAGAATATGCAAAATATGTGAAGGAGTAATGATATGACTGACAGAAAATCTCGTGAAAGCGAAACTCGCGAAACACAAACGCGCCGTAAACCATGGGCTCCGCCCAGCCGCCTTGAAGCACCTGAAGCCCCTGCGGGCTATGTGCATCGTTGGATTCGAGTTGCAATGCGTGGTGAAGAAGACAAGATGAACGTCAACACCAAGCTGCGCGAAGGATGGGAACCCGTTCGTAAGGACGAGTATCCAGACTATGAAGCTCCCACTATTGACGAAGGTCGATATGAAGGAGTTATCGGACAAGGTGGGCTGATGCTGTGTCGCATACCTGTAGAAACCGCCCAAGAACGATCCGCGTATTACGGGAACCGGACCCGCGAACAAATGGTAGCTGTTGATCAGGACCTAATGAAGGACCAACATCCTTCGATGCCTATTAGTAATAACAGGCAAAGTCGTGTATCTTTCGGAGGCTCACGAAGGGACTCCGAGTAACTTTTGAGGTGCTATTATGGCAAATTCTAACGGATCCTTTGGGCTACGCCCCATTGGGAAAATTGGTCAATCGACCAATTCTACCGGTATGACTGAGTATCGAATTGCATCCGACAACAGTAACCCAATCTTCCAAGGCATGGCGGTAATTCCGTTAGCTGCGGGCGTTATTGACGATCTACAAGCTGCGGCTGGTGGTAACGTCGCTATCGTGGGTGTGTTTGGCGGTTGTGAGTATGTCTCATCTACTACTGGTGAAACTATCTACTCTAACTACTGGCCTGGTTCTGGCGCGGATTCTAATTATCCGGTCAAAGCTTTTTTGTACGACGACCCAAATCAATTGTTCACGATTGCAACATCCAATGTTGTTGCAGGACAGAACACTGAAGCGGAAGTTCGTACATCTGTATTCGCAAACATTGCTTTTGCTACGGGTAACAGTGGTTCTACAACTACTGGTATTTCTTCTGCATCAGCGGATTTGAATACAGTCGCAACCACCAACACATTGGCATTAAGAATTATGGGCATCCAAGATGATCCAGACAATTCTGATTTCACTGCTGCTGGTATTCCACTAATCGTTCGTATAAACAACCACTTCAATGCGCCTACTGGCTCCATTGCTGCTGGAACTGTTTCTACGACCGGCGTATAAGGAGGGTATAGATTATGGCTATTTCTCGCGCACAACTAGCGAAAGAGCTAGAACCCGGCCTGAACGCTTTGTTTGGAATGGAGTATGATCGTTACGAGAACCAACATGCGGAAATATACACAACAGAATCTTCAGATCGTGCATTTGAAGAAGAAGTTATGTTGTCTGGATTTGGTGCGGCTCCTACTAAGTCAGAAGGTTCAGCCGTTAATTTTGACGATGCTAACGAAGCTTACACAGCTCGTTACAACCACGAAACCGTTGCGCTTGCATTCTCAATTACTGAGGAAGCAATCGAGGACAACTTGTATGACCGCCTCGGCAGTCGTTACACACGCGCCCTCGCACGTTCAATGGCCCACTCTAAGCAGGTTAAAGCTGCCGCTGTATTGAACAATGCGTTCACTGCGGGTGCTTCTGCTGGCGGAGACGGGGTTGCACTTTGTGACCTTTCACACCCGCTTACAAACGGTGGAACTTTGGCTAACGAACCATCAACTGCTGCTGATTTAAACGAAACATCTCTTGAAGATGCTTTGATTAACATCGCTGGTTTTGTTGATGAGCGTGGTCTAAAGGTTGCTCTTCGTGGCATGAAGTTGATGATCCCTCGTCAACTGCAATTCGTTGCAGAGCGTTTGATGGTTTCTAACCTTCGCCCTGGCACATCAGACAACGATACTAACGCAATGCGTTCAATGGGGATGTTACCTGAAGGCTATGCCGTCAATGACTTCCTTACTGATCCAGATGCGTTCTTTATCAAAACTGATGCGCCTCGTGGTTTTGTTCACTTTGAGCGGACTCCGCTTTCCACTAACATGGAAGCTGACTTCGACACAGGCAACATGCGCTTTAAAGCTCGTGAGCGTTATAGCTTTGGCTTTAGCGACCCACGTTGTGTGTTTGGTTCACCAGGCGCATAAGTTACCTAGATTTAACCTTTAGCCACCCTATCGGAAGAATCTATTTAAGTTGGAGGCGGTCTTCGGATCGCCTCTTTCTTTTTGTTTAAATATGATATATTGTTTTAGTATCCCTGACAGTTGCATTGGGCGACTGACTTAACCCTGACAGGAGATTCTCATGGGTAATTCTACATTTAGCGGACCAGTACGTTCGCAAAACGGCTTTCAAGTAATTTCTACAAATGCCACCACAGGCGCAGTTACAACTGTAGCAAGCACAGCTTCGACAGGTATTGTTACTAACAAGTATGTAAAGCACGTTGGCTTTGCTACGGGCGTTACAGTAAACACAACAGCGGGTGATAGTCCTGCAATTGGTGAGTTTACACAGCCAGCAAATACAATCATCACTGACATTAAAATATTTTGTGACACATCTCCCGTTATTGGAACAGGTGATATTGGGTACGAAGTTGGCACATCGTCTTCTGGCGCACAAATTGTTGCGGCTCAGACTGATGAAATCCTTGATGGTGGTACAACCGTTGTTGAGCATAACGTCACTGTGACCAGTCTGGTTCTTCAAACACAGGATGGCACAACAGCCCCAGCTTCTGTTCAGTATACAGATACCGCAAGAACTATTTACTGCAACATTACAAATACCGTTGATGCGACAACAGCAGGATCGTTCACATTCATCATTGAGTACGTTCAGATTGCGTAATTATTAATTTGGTGGGGTTAACTCCCCACCTATAATTTATAGGAGATTAATATGGCAGGCTCAGACGTAACCCCAGTCATCATCAGCGATGAGGTGGCTTTGGATGCAGACGGTATTTCCACTGCCGCCGCTGTTGGCAACAACGCGGCTTTAACAATTGGCGGTGCTTTGGCTGATAGTGGAAGTGTAACTAACGCTTCAGGTAGACAAGTGACAATTTTGTCTGCGGGAGATGATTCTTCAAAATCATTTACTGTTGTTGGTACTGACGTAAACGGTGCGGCTTTAACTGAATCGGTAACTGGCGCTGACACTGGAACAGCAACAAGTTCAGGTTATTTTAAAACAATTACAAGCATAACCGCAGTTGGCAACCCAGCGGGTAACGTATCTGCTGGAATTAACAACAATGCTTTAGGTGTTATTTTTGCAGGGCGCACTCGATTACAAGGGTTTTCTTTTGTATCTGGTGGATCAGCAGGCAAAGCTAACCTTAGAGACGGAGGTGCCACGGGTACAGAGCTCATACAGTTTCGCTCGATTGGTACAGACAGTCAATCAGACGGTGCCCGTGGGTTTCCTGATGAAGGCATTTTGTTTAAAGACGGCGCGTATGTTACCTTTATCGTAGGAACTATGGACCTAATGATGTTCTACCACGCTTAAAACTAGGACGGCGTACAATGGCTAAGATCGACAAGTCCAAAATGAAGTGCAACAGCCCCAAAAGACAAAAGTCTGGGGGCAAAAAGTTTGTTGTAAAAGCGTGTGCCAAGGGTAAAGAAAAGATAGTTCGTTTTGGCGATGCCAATATGACTATTAAGAAGTCCAACCCAAAACGCCGTAAGTCATTTCGTGCGAGGCATGGGTGCGATACAAAGAAACTGGACAAGCTTTCCGCTCGTTACTGGTCCTGTAGTAAATGGTGATGCAATGAGATTGGACATACATCAAACAGTTTCTTTTATTGTACTTGGTTTAGTTAGCTGGGGAGCGTTACAGCTTTACCAGATGAATGCCAATCTATCCTTGGTGACATACAAGGTTGAAGAAAACCACGCTATGATAAAACCTATGTGGCAAGACTTTTTAATACGGAAGGCGAAGTATGACGTTATCCCGATCACAGATGTCGAAACAAATATCCACGCCTCCAACAAGGAGACAAACTAATGCCCAAAGACGCTTGTTACAAGAAAGTCAAAGCCAGGTACAAGGTGTTCCCAAGCGCCTACGCCTCGGGAGCAATAGCAAAGTGTCGAAAGGTGGGCGCGTCAAATTGGGGAGAATCTTCTAAGAAGCGCAAACGGAAGGTTAAAAAGAAACTCCGTGAGGGAGGGTTTATTGCCTTTGGCTGTGGCGAGGTTGCAGAAAACAGACGCAAAGAAACAAGAACTTTCTGATGGCTGTTCGTAAAACAAAAAAAGGTGCGGCTCTCAAGCGTTGGTTCAAAGAGGACTGGGTCGATGTTAAAACGGGCAAGCCTTGTGGACGCAAGAAGGGGGAAAAAAGAGGTACTCCTTACTGCCGTCCGAGTAAGAGGGTGAGTTCAAAAACACCTAAGACATCGAAAGAAATGACAAAGTCAGAAAAACGTAGTAAGATACACGAGAAGAATAAACTTGGTCAACCCGCTGGCAAGCCCCGTAGAGTGTCTGCCGCAAAGCGTAAAACGAGGAACTACTAATGACAACATCAGATTCAAGAGACTTTAATCTCGACGTCGGTGAGATCATCGAGGAAGCGTTTGAGCGATGCGGCTTAGAGGTTCGTACAGGTTATGACGCTCGTACTGCTCGACGTTCTTTGAACCTGATGTTTGCAGAGTGGGCTAACCGTGGGCTTAACATGTGGACCGTGCAGCAAGGCACGATAACCTTAACTCAAGGTCAGGCAACGGAGACGTTGCTTGCGGATGTGGTTGATATCTTAGAGGTTGTGCTTCGCAGAGACGGCACAGATTATGATATGGATCGGATTAGTCGTGGTGATTATGCTACCTTGCCCAGTAAAACAACGCAGGGAAGGCCAAGCCAGTTTTGGTTTAATCGTCAGATTGCTCCTGTTATTAACCTTTGGGCAGTCCCTGAGAACTCTACAGATCAAATAGTTTACTACTACCTGCAACGGATTGATGATGCAGATACGCTGGTCAATACTACAGATATGCCATTTAGGTTTTATCCTTGTATGGTTGCAGGCTTGGCGTATTATCTTGCAATGAAACGAGCTCCCGAGCGTCTTCAACTTTTAAAGGTTGTTTACGAAGAGGAGTTCCAACGTGCCGCAGACGAGGACGAAGATCGAGTTCCGTTAAAGTTGCAGCCTAGCATTCAATATTTGAGGTTGTAATGGCGTTTGCATCTGGAAACAAAGCATGGGGAATATCAGATCGTTCTGGGTTTAGATACCGTTTGAAGGATATGAAGAAGGAGTGGACTGGTGCTTTAGTTGGTCCAGATGAGTTTGAGCCCAAGCACCCTCAGTTGTTTCCTATACGCATAGGTCCAGATCCACAGGCGTTACGCAACCCAAGACCCGAGCCCAACCTTCCAGAAGAAAGAAACATACAATACGGTTGGAACCCTGTTGGCGGTCCAACGGAAAATGGAATTAACCCCCCTAACAACCTGGTAGCTACTGGGTCGGTAGGAGAAGTGACGGTGACAACATGAGTTTTACATACACGCAGTTAAAGACAGCTATAGAAGACTACACTGAAAATAACGAAACGTCTTTTCTTACAAATCTTCCTTTGTTTATCCGTCTTACTGAGGAGCGTATTCTAAAGAACGTGCAACTTAATCTTTTTAAGAAAAACGTGTCTGGGTCTATGACATCTTCTAATCAGTATTTAGCAATGCCTTCTGACTTTCTAGCACCGTTTTCATTGTCGTTTACCAACAGTAGTAGCAACACTACCTTTGTAGAATACAAGGACACGGACTTTGTTCAAACGTATACTCCTAACGTAGCTACGACTGGAGCTCCCAGATACTATGCGGCTTATGACTTAGATAACTTCATCTTAGGACCTACGCCGAACAGCAGTTATGTTACAGAACTCCATTATTTTTACAGACCTCAAAGCCTAACACAAAGCACATACACTTTGACGTTAACAAGTGTGACAGGAACATTTACTGCCAGTGATACAATTACGGGTGGAACAAGTGGTGAAAGCAGTGACGTAGATTCTGTTCCAAGTTCAACGTCTATAGTTGTGGTTATACCAAGCAGTAACTACACCGTGGGCGAAACGGTAACCGCCAGCCCAAGTGGGGCAACGGGAGTGGTTTCGGCAATTGGGGCGGACACTACACTGACTTGGCTAAGTGAGAATGCCGAGATGGCATTACTCTTTGGTAGTTTAAGTGAGGCATACTTGTATATGAAGGGTGATCCTCAGATGATGCAGATGTACTCTCAGAGGTTTGCTGAATCAGTTGGTCGTTTAAAGAATCTAGGCGAAGCTCAAGAGGTTACGGATCAGTATCGCACTGGACAGATTATTCGTAAAAAGACGTAAGGAGATTAACGTATGAACAACATGTCTTTTCCGGTCACAATGTCTAATGACTTCAAGGTTGAAGTTGCTACGACCAATGGCCGAGGGTCTACGCCCGAAGAAGTTGCTCAACGCTGTGTGAATAAAATAGTTGGGATTTCTGAAAATGCACCTCCTGCAATTCGGGATCAAGCTAGAGAGTATCGAGACGCAATGGAAAGAACTATCGCATTGTATATGCGACAGGCTATCCAAAGTGATAGAACTACGATATATAATGCGATAAAAGATGCTGGTCAGCTAAAGTTGGCCGAATATATAAGGAACATGTAATGGCTTTTAATGGCAACTTCTTATGCACATCGTTCAAAGTAGAACTGATGAAGGGGGTTCACAACTTCACCTCAAGTGGTGGCAACACATTTAACATCGCACTGTATGACAACAGTGCTAGTTTTACTGCGGCAACTACGGCATACACCTCGAGCAACGAGATCAGTGGTACTAACTACACTGCGAAGGGTCAGGCGTTAAACCCTGTAACTCCTGTGGCAAGCAGCACTACTGCTCTTGTAGACTTTGCGGATGAGGTGTTTTCAAACGTAACGATTTCATCAGTTCGAGGAGCGTTGATCTTTAACGACTCTGCCTCTGGTGATCCTTCGGTTTGCGTGTTGGATTTTGGCGCTGACAAAGCAGCCAGTTCTGGGGACTTTACGATTGTCTTTCCAACAGCGGATGCGTCTAACGCTATTATCCGGATAGCCTAATGTCTGACGCCATCGTTGCACTTCATGGGTGGAATAGCTCTACCAGAGGGTGGAACGAAGGCGCGTGGAACTCAGAGGTTGCGCTTCCTGGCGCTGCTGGATCTGTGGGTGCAACCACAGTTACTGCTGACTCAAACATATCGGTTACGGGGGTTGCAGGAACCAGTGCAGTTGGTTCTGTGTCTATCACGGGCGCTGCCAACATATCGGTTACGGGGGTTGCTGGCACAGGTGCCGTTGGTTCAACCACAGTTACTGCTGATTCAAACCTTTCGGTTACGGGGGTTGCTGGCACATCGGCTTTAGGAAGTTTCTTTACCACCAATACAATGGTAACGATGACAGCTTCGATCAACAGTGTAACTGTTACTGCTGATTCAAACCTTTCGGTTACGG